GCGTCACCGTCCCATGCAGTACGCACGACCGGCAGATCCTGGAACGTCACGATTGTCCTCTTCACAGCGTCCCCTCCGTTGTCGTTGCTACGGCTCGCCACGGTGACGGTGATCGGGTCGAAGGCAGCCAGCACGCCAATGCTGTAGCTCCGCAGCTCGCCAGCCTCGACGCGCGCCCACAACTCGTCGCTGTTGACCTTCACGCCCAACGCCCATGTCCCGATGTGCGGGTACTCCTCGGACGCCTCGCGGACGATCCACGACTCGACAGGGAACGCCGCCGCCGACTTGAAGTCGTGCTGCACATCCACCTGGCGGCTCTGCTCCATGTACGCGTGCGCCAGTGCCACCAGCGTATCGCTGTCCATAAACGTGCCGTAGGTGTCCACGCGGGTGTCGTAGTCGTCCTGCGTGATCTCGTCGCCGTCCTCGACGTCGAGCGGCGGGCAGTAGGCAGCGCCGTACACGATTCGACGCTTCACGTCGACACGGGTGATCGGAAAAACCACTCGCTGCGCTCGCATCGTCACGCCGTTGATCTCGACCTGGCCACCGTCAGTGCCAGATCGTACGTTGCCGATAACCTGGGCCACCACCGGATCGTCCGACCGGATCGCCAAGCCACCGTGTGACTCGTAGGCCACGAGATCGCTGGTGCGAAGTACGTCGGTGAAGAACTGCTTGCTGGCGGGGTTGGTTACGAGCGAGACGAACAGAGGGGTTACGTCCCTGAACTTGGCGATCTGGACTTTCGTGGGCATGTACGTCCTCCCTCTCACCTATAGGCCGAAATGGCGACACGGAGGGTGCGTGTGATCTCATGCCACAGGAGGCGGAGTCGTCGCATCGTCTGTGGCCCTGGGAGGGGCAGGTGAGAGGGTGCGGGCGCCTCGCGCACGCACGGGCGCGCGCGCGCGCTTCTTCTCTCATCTCTTCTCTTATGTCCTACATACGTATGTACTGTGATCTGATCAGATCTGATCTGCGTATATATAGTATGTTCTTAAGAGGCGCGCGCGCGCACACGCGATCACGCATGCGCCCGCACATGCGCGCCCACGCGCGAGGCGTACAACAACGTGGCAGCAAAACGAATCAATACGGGGAGATAGGTGGTGTCGAAAACGACGGTCAGCCGGCTCCCACGATCATTGAAACAATTGGGCTTTTGATGTCATATCGAAACGTCAATGATATCGGGCAGCAAAGATTTTGGCGCCGATTTTATTGGGCTTTTGATGTCCTATCAAAACGCCAATGATTGCGTTGCGAGCGCGTTGCTATCGTCGGCGCACACGATTTCACACGCATTGATTTCATTACGCTTTTGATGTCATATCAAAACGCCAATGATTCCAAGCACGTACTTGTAACTATTGGGGAAATGATGTGACATGGATGTCACATCAAAACGCTAATGATTCCGCGCTTTGCTATCCGACGGGGTCAAGCGCGCACCGGCAGCGCCCGTGCACCGGGGGAGCGTTCACGCCGATGTCTTGCAGCCCCCCGCCGTCGTCTGAACTGCCAGCCGTCATCCCGCTGAAAAGGTCCGTCACGTCGTGCTCTTCGCCGTCCGAGTCCTTCCAGTAGAACTCCCGCTCGTCACCCTTCCCACGCACCCCAATCCAGGGGTTTTGGTCGCGGTACTCAGCGGGCGTCGGGTTGGCCTTCACGATGGCACGCTGGCGCTCTACCGCACGGCCTACGGAGAACGTCGTGCCGTCCATCGGGCCACAGACAGGACACACACTTTCATCCCCAGCCGTTACCCACTGGACCCGCTCCACGCCTTGCTCGTGCATCGATTCGTAGACTCCCCACGCCCGTGCTCGATTGAGGTTGGACGACGCCACCACGTCCCAGTATCGATACCCCTTCACCTCGCTTTCGAGCGCCGATTGGAGTTTCGTGGCCAACTCCACGCGGCCCGATCCCATTTCGATCCCATGCTGCGATATCTTCCGCACCCTCGAAGTCACAGCGTCTGCATAGTGCTCTTTCACCCAGATTCCGGGCTCTTTGCTCATCCACGCCATGGCGTCCTTGTCGACCAGCGAGAAGTCGGCACCGACGCCGCCGTACTTCCTCACCTCGCCGTAGGCCTCCGCCGCGGCGCTTCCGATCAGCGGTCCACCCTCCGCTGCGAACACCACCGCAGCCTCTTCCAGCGTCGCGTTGATCGCCCCCTCAAGCCTAGCCACGTCCACACCTGTCAGCGGGGCGTCGATCTCTTTCATGTCTTCCAGTGCCGCGAGGATGCGGTCGAAGTACGCGGCGCCGTACTCGTTGACCACAGGCTCCAGCGAGTCAATGAGCGCCGCCTCCTTGGCGATGAGCCACGAGAGCGACGTGGGGTCGTCTACGCGCAGCGCAGGCCCGTATCCGAGGGCGTGTGCGACCCGCCCTACGGCAACGGCGCGTGCCAACTCGTGTGCGTCTTGCCCCACCCCTCTCGTGGGGCTGAAGCAGAACTCACACATGGTCGTCACCGTTGATCGCAGCCATGCGCTTCCCAGCCGTGGCCAGCGCGTCCACCACGAACGCCGCCAGTTCCTCAGCGTTGCGCACGCGCGCCTGGCCACTGAAGATGCTAGCCGTCTGCGCGCCAATCTTCGTCAGGTCGAATGGCACGCCGTCCCAGCTCTCGTTGCGCGGGAACTCCATGCCGAGTTGCTCGCCGATGATGCGGCCGTAGATGTTGGGATCACCTGCGCCAGCTTCGACGCCAGCCCGGATCAGGTCAGCGATGTCGTTCATCTCACCAGTCTTGATGCCCTCCGACCGCAGCACCCAGTCGTGTACGCCCAGCGACGGCAGAATGTACTGGTTGATGAAGTTGTCCCAACGCCGACGCTCGGGCTTGCAGACCTGGTCCTCGAACATCTTGAGGCTGACCGTGGCCGTCGCGTAGCTGTAGTCATCGCTCAGTCCCATCAGGATCGGGGGCACGCGCCAGATCCCACGGATGGTGCGCTGCTGCGCCGCGATGTAGTTCAGGAACAGCGCGTCCTTCTGGATCGCGTCGGTCAGTGGCTTCACAGTGATCTTGACCTGCCCCGACTGCGCGGACGGAGACAGCAACGACGCGTCGCCCTTCACCTCGTGGGGCTTGGCCTCCAGGATGAGCGCGCTGTGGAAGTGCTCCACTCCACGCGTCCCCTCGAACGCCTCTTCGACTTTCTTGAACGACTCCGTGGTCAGCACGCCGCCGCTCACCATCACCAACAGGGGCGGGATGGTCTTGTTCTCGAACAGCAAGTAGTTGACCTTCTCTGCCTCGCGCAGGCCACCAATGGCGTACGCAGCGGGCGCGAACTTGCTGATGCCGTACGCCGACCGCCCCGTGAAGAAGCCCGTGTGCCAGACCTCCGTAGCCCTACGCTCGACGGGCAGGTCTTCCTCCGTGTACTTTCCCGTATCGCAGTCCAGCGTCCGCGGGTCCAGTACCTCCTTGAAGTAGCGCTTGCGTCCGCCTGCCGTCTGCTGCACGAACTTCCGAAACGTCGTCGCCTCCTCGACCTGCGTCCACCGCCCTCGGACCATCCGCCAGGCCATGTAGGGCACCAACGCCTTGCTGTCGGCGTTGTCGCGGCAGATGCGCATGGAGTACGCAGGCAGCCACACCAGGCGGTAGGGTTGCCGCTCGTCGCCGTCACGCTTCACCCGCCTGTCGGTGGCGGCCCGCTTCCTGGCGCGTGCCATCACCGCCGTCTCGCGCAGCACCTCGATATACCCGTTGCCAGGCAACGTCAGGTCATCACGCCACGTAAAGCGCAGGTCAGTCATTCCCTCCGTCGAGCACGACCGCAGGAAGTCATTGGCCACGTCCCACTGCTCAGACACGTAGGCGTCATCGGTGTCTACCTCGTCGTGCACCGGCTGCAGCGTGTACCCGTGGCCCTCGATATTTACCCGCAGGGCGTCGAGGATGGGCGGCATTACGTCGCAGCCCTCCATCTGGAGTGCCATCTCCTCCGGGTCGTACGGAGGTCGTAGCACGTCGCCCTGCTCGTAGTTGTTCTCGAAGGGGTCCAGTGCCTTGCTCTGGTCCCGGTCACTCGACCGCTTGCCACCCAGCAGCGTCCCTCGCAGCACGTAGATGTTGTCCTGTGTCACGCTCATGATTGCACCCTCCTATCTACCGGACGATGGCCGCTGCCCAACCGAGGGCCTGGCTTCGCTCCGCGTCATGTTTTCGAGCAGCACCTTGTATCGCGCTACCAGGCACTCCATGATCCAAGCCGTCATCGGGATGTCGTCGTGTGCCTCGACGCCCAGCCCCACGAACTCGTTTTCGATCAACTGCGCCACCTGCCGGCTGTACTGGTCGCCACGTGGGATGATCCACTTGCCATTCTCCAGCAAACCCACCAAGCGCGGCACGCCCTCGTACGGGTCGGCCTTCTTACGGTCGGTATGGTGGGGCACGATGGGCAGGTCGGTAGAGCGCTGTAGCCCGATCTGGTGGAGCTTTCCAAAGGCGTTGTTCTCCACTGCGATGAAGCGCACGCCGTTTGGCTTGCCGGCGCCAAAGCGGGACGCTTCCATCTTGATCGCCTTCTGCACCTGCGATGGTAGCAGGCCTCGCCCGCGGTAGAAACCAAGCAGGAAGCGCACCTCGTCCAGCGGGTCGTAGCCGATGGTCAACCCCACGGTGAAGTCGCTGTCACTGGCCTCGGCAGACGCCTTGTCAGCCACGAGAGCCAAGTCCCACGCCTGGAGGATGTGCAGGCCCTCGACGTTGCGGTACTTCTCGCCCTCGTGGCACAGCGTCCGCACCTTGTCGTAGCAACCAGGGAACGTGATGCCTGGCGCCGCGTCGCTCGTCCCGCCCGTGAAATACACCCGCTTGAACACCGTCTTGGCGTCGTCCATCATCTCGTTCTGCGACTCGCGGGCGAACACCACGGAGTTCTTGCGGTACTGCATCAGCAACGCTTCGATTGGCCAGCGGTCTTCCCAGAGCACCTTGGTGGGTTCGTGAATTTTCACGCCCGTCGTCAACTCACGCCCGCCCGTACCGATGCTCGTGGTGAACTCGAACGGCGCGCGCCGAAGCCACTCGACGTCCGGGACCGCCTTGTCAATCACCACGTCGAACGTGTCGTCTTCGTTGGCGATGCGCCCGTAGAGGTCGTCCGCGTGCTTCTTCGTCCCGATCACGATGATGCGCGTGGTGGGCTCGGCCAGGTACTCAATCGTCGACTGAAACCACTTCCAGACCGCGTCGCGCTTCGACTGGCTCTGGGCGTCGTTGTACTCGATTGGGTCGTCGAGGATGATCAGGTCGAAGTGTCCACCAGTAATGGCACCCAGGACGCCGACGCCTTCCATCGTCGGGTCACGGGAGTTGCGCCGGCCAGAGACATAGAACTGCGTGCTGGTCCACCTGCCAGCGGACTCCTTGTTGTTCCTTCCTCCGCCTCCGATGCTCACCATCCGTGGAGCAAACGTCCCGAAGTCGGCGGTGATCTTCGTGTTGCCCTCCAGGTCGATTCGCACCTGGTCAACACGTCGGCGGGCCACGTCCTTGGTCTTCGAGACGATCAGTACGCGCAGAGAGCGGTCGGTACAGATGCGGCTACCGGCATAGACACGGATCACTGCTTCCGTCTTGCCGTGGTCACGCGGCGCAAGCAGCAGCAGGCGCTTGCGCTTCCTGAACAGGTCGTACCACCGCGCCTGGTGCGCAGCGTAGTCGCGCCCAAGGTAGTACGCGCCGAAGAACGCCGGGCTGATCTTCGACATGGCCATCCGGCCATCCGCGGTCGCGGCGATGTCTACCTCTGGCAGTGCCACACTCACTGGCGCACCTCGATATCGCCCTGACCTAGCGCACGCCGCTCCTTGCGCCTGTCGGTGATCGCTATCGCCAGCACGTTTGCAGCTCGCTCTAGGTCGCCCTTGCTCAACATCTTCAGGATGGCGGGCTCCTCCTTCTGCGTCACCACCTCGATACGGTCAATCGGCTGGCCTGTGATCAGGCGCTGCGACTCCGTGGCGTCCTTGTAGACGCCGTACAGCGCCTTTATGTCACTCGTGCTCAGCGTCGACTTGAAGCGCATGGGCTGTACGAAGTCGCCGTCGGCGTCTATCTCGTAGAGCGCGTACATCGCCGCTGTCTCAGCCGCCTGGTGCCCCATCAGGTGCCGGGCTTCCTGCTTGGCCAACTCAGCGCCGAAGCGCTCTACTGCCTTGCGGTGGGCTACCTCTTCGATCTGCCGTTGGAGTTGGTCGCGCGTCTCCGTCCAACCACCAGCCAGGCCACAGACCCCCTGGTTGGCTGCGCGCGTGATGTTGGAGTGTACGACCTTGTGCCGCTCTGCCAGCTCGCGGATGGACGGGAAGACCCGGTTACCCTCTTCGTTGATATAGCCGTAGATGTACTCTCGCTTGATCTCCAACCACGGGATGCTGCTCTGCGACAGGCGTGAGGTCTGGGCCCTCGCTCGTGGGCTCGGGCTGGCCACAGGGGAGGGGTCGACTTGCCGCTTGTGCTTCCGCTTTGGCTTGCTGTCCTTCGTCAGCCCGCCTGTGCTTTTCGCCTTGCCGTTGCTCTTGGCCTTGCCGTTAGCCTTCGCCACGTCTCCCCCCTACATCCGCTTCCAGTCGAGGTCGTGTTGCTCCAACTGCTGCCGCAGGTCATCAAGCGACGGCGGACTAGGCTCGTCGTCCAGGTCGTCGAAGTCGTCCAGTGCCTCGTACTCCAGGAGTTCGTCGTCGTCTGGCGGTGGGGGCCCTTGCGCCACGATCATGCTCGCCACGAACGACGCCAGTGGACCAGCCATCGCCACGCGAGCCGTCCGCTGGTCCAGCATCCGAAGCACAATCTCCCGTAGCAACGTGACCTGCCCGCGCAGTTCTTCGAGGTTGTGCCTGCTGGTGTCGTCGAAGCGCTGCGACTCCACCGCCTTGCTCTCGACTGCCTCCACCTGGGTTCGCGTCGCGTACGTGATAGCCACGCTGGTAGCACTTGTGATGAGCATCCCAGCCAGGCCTACGAGTGCCAGCGCGATCTTGGTCCTACTTGTCAGTGCGTCCATGTACTGCCTCCATCATGGCGAGGTTGATCGCTCCGCTGCGGGTCGCTCTCGTCGCCCTGCTGAGTACATTGTAACGGGATCTCGCGATTCGCCTTACCACGCAGGCTTCCCACCCGCCCTCGACTGGCCACGCAAGCAGCACGGAGCCGTTGACGCGCGCGCAGTAGAGCGCGGCAGGTGGCACGTCGAGGAGCGCCTGTTGCGTAGGCTTCATGTCGCCACCAAGACAGAGAGCACGCCTGTGAGTCCCATATTCGTTCCCGCTAACTGTTCAGGATGCGCTCGTAGTCCTCTGCCATCTGCTCAGCACGAGCCTGGGCACGCTGGAGCGTGTCGCACTCGACGCCATTCGACCAGGACGGCACGGCGATGTACCGGCCCTTGCGGCGCTTGATGTCAACGCAGATGTTGGTCGTGGGCGTGCGGTGGTAGCGGGCGATCACGTCGGGCAGCAGGCCTGCGTGGCGCCCTGATAGACAGCCAAGGTCGCCGTGGCGTGCCTCGCGCGCGTCGAGCAGGCAGGAGCGGATAGCGCCGCCGTCCAGCACCCACACCCAACTAGCCGTAGCCTTCGTCGTGGACGCGATATCGCGCAGGTAGGACTCTGGCATGCCCTCGACTCTGATTGCGCCGTCGTGCTTGTTCATCGGATGGTCACGCAGACGCCAGGCGGCGGGTAGCGAAGTTGCACTGGCTCTGGTGGGCGCAGGTCTGGCAGACGATACTCCATGTTGGCTATCGCTGCGGCGGCGCGCGCTACCCACGCCTGGTCGACCATCACGCCGCGTTGCAGGTGGTCGTTCGTCTTGACCGTCCAGCCGACCACGCTTCCCGTGGCTAGATAGATCAGGTCCAGCACGCGTGTGCGGTCTGCCGGATGCGCCACCAGCACGCGCGATCCATCCGCTTCACGGTCTGCGATCCAGCATGCAGCGAGTGCACGCTGTACGTCAGTGCTCGGCCTGCTCATGCGTCAACCGCCTGGTCCATGCGAACCATCTCTGCCGCTGCGAACAGCAGTACATCCTCTTCTGTCTTGAGACCGAAGTTCGGCAGACTATCGAACACGCCTGGGGCTATCTCTCCGTTGCCGTGTGTGCCGCACGACTCGCACTTCACATCGAATGGCGTATTGCCGTCAGTCGTGCGAATCCCTGCATTCACCACGAACGTGCCTCCGCACGTGCACTTCGGGTCTTCCAGGCGAAGGATCATCGTTGGGTCCAGCATGTTACTTCTCCTTTGTTGTTCGCCACCATCCGTGGTGCCCCCGGGAATCGAACCCGAGTCTGTTGGCCCTGGGCCTCTAGGACCTCTGCGGGCAGCGGGCGTCTAGCGCCTCTCCAGCGACACCACCAATCATCGGCCTGCGCCCTCTCCCACTGCAAAGCAGCGCGCGCCTGACCAGGTCTTCGTGCGCGCATCAAGGGAGTAGCCCGTGCGTCCACGGGCATCGGGTATCGTCGTCACGTCCCTCAGCAGGCCGTCCATCGGTCTCGTTCTCCGTTGACCCTTATCCCGCGTCGAGGAGGTATTCGCACCAGCCATCGTCCGCGTCTACGTCATAAGTGCAGCAGCCGATCACCGCTCGCGTACGCGCTGGGTCAGGCGCGCTGCGAGAACACCCGGCGTCGGCTACTGAGGGCCCGCACCAGAAGGCACAGTAATCGCAGGTGCGGGCGCCACGTACGGACTCCAGTCAGGCGGGATGACCACGGGGATGGGCACCGTCAACCCAGTCCCGTAGACGACATCCCAGCCGGGTCGCGCGTGCAGGAACTGGTAGATGCTGCCAGCGAAGGGCTCGTGGCCTTGCTCGCTGTCACGCGGGCGCCTCACCACGTAGCAGGCGAAGCCGCTCGGTCCATCATAGATGCTGGCGTAGCAGTTGCAGAGGCGCATGTAATGTACCAGCGCCACGCTCTCGTACCAATCAGTCGCGTGGTTCACTGGCGCCCACTCCACGCTGTCTGCCGGCGCCAGGAGCCCACCGTGCGACGGGACGTAGACCGTAAGCAGCCCGTCGTTCGGGTAGAGCGCGTCGCCGTTGACGCTCGGGAGCGGCAGCGCCAGATCCGCGCACGCCAGCCCCTTCGCAGCGAGGCAGGCGTCACGGGCTGCCGTCATCTTCGTCAACGCGCCCTCCGTCTCCGCCAGCGCCTTGGCGCACTCAGCCACGGCGCTGTTCGCCGCCAGGCCCTCGCGCTTCGAGCACTCATCCGTCGTCACGCACCCCACCAGCCCCACGAGGGCCACCGCCACCAGGAACCAGTACCGTCGTCGCATCGTTTCCTCCTTGGCGTCTGCACGCCACTACGCCCGCGTGTGCGGGTCGTTCACTCACTCACGATTGCTCAGTGGCGTGGACCCAGCCGATGCCGTGGCGCACGCAGATCCGATACGGAGCCCCGCAGTTCACGTCGAAGCGCACCGCTGCGCGTACGCCAGCCATCGCTAGTGCCTCCGCGTCTTCGATGCCACTTGTCGCCAGCGCGTGCATTGCTCCGAGGGCATACTCGAAGCCACAGCCTGTCGCCTCGTACAGCAGCCCAGCCCGCAGCACCTGGAAGTCACTGAACACCGTCCAGATCCCGTCCTCGCCACACAGCAACAGGGCAGTACCACACACTGCCGCCTGCACCCCGTCCTTTGTCTCCATCGCACCGCCACTGACCAGCCCGTCGCGGTAGGCGTCTAGCACGGGGCCGCGTATAAGTGCGTCTGTATCCTTGGCGTCGAAGTTAGACGGGTCCAATCCGCGCAGGACGCGCTCTGCCACCTGCGCTACCCGAGGCGATCCTGTCGCCCCGCACACTAGCCGCCCCCCTGCCACCTCGAACAACTTGCTATCCAGAGCCACGACACGGTTCTTGCCCGCCGTGTGCTGCGTGTCTGCCACGATCACCGGACGCTTACCTCGTACCGCCACGATACATGTCATCTTCTGGCCTCGTTGGTTGCCGGTTACAGGATTGGCTCACCGTTCTTGTCGCGTCCGTACTGGCTCTTGTCACACTCGCGCATCTCGCCAAAGACGCCTCCGCCAATCAAGTGGTAGCAGCCGTCCGCAGTCTGGGCAGCACGTACCTGGATTTGGTTGGCCACGTCGACCACGAGGTGCCCAATGGATGCTAGCGCCGCCGCGATCTGGTCGGGCGTCTCGGTGACGAACGCTGGCGCTTCAGGGTTCGACTTGGCGGCAACTAGCGTCCGTCCGTCCCCGACGTACACTGCGCCAAGATCGTCCACAGGCACGAGAACAGCACCAGAATCGTCGGTCAGCTTCAGGAACTGCATCGCCTATCCCTCCCCGCCGTCGAAATCAGGGTGCGATCCCAGCGGATCTTGATACCCCTGCCTGACCATCAGGCGGGGCAAGTCCTCGACGTAGCGCAGAGACGCCTTGTGGCGCTCCCGTAGGTCCTGCGCCGCGTTGACCAACTCCAACAGCATCGCACGCCGATCTTCAAGCGTGGCCACAGGACCAGCGATCTCGACGCGCAGGGCGTGCCTCGACTGGTGGCCGGCCACGTGCTCCACGACGTAGAGCGTGGCCTTCGCGTCGTCGCGTCCTGCCAGGTCGTAGCCCTCGACGACGTGCGTGGTCGGCGCCGGTGGCAGGCCAACTGCTGGCATGGCGCTTGGGCCACCAGCGGTCGACTCGGGGAAGACGTTGGCAGGCGGCGCCTGTGGCGTGGGCGTCGTCGTCGGGCACTCGCCAGCAAGCACGCACGTCCTGCGATGCTTCTCCGCTACCAGCAACAGAGCAACGCCACTCATCACCGGATGCAGGCTCTCTCCGCAGTAGCAGCACTCGTACACACGCCCGCTGCCGTCGTCTGACTCGCCGACGCAGGTGACGGGTACCGCCAGACGATGCTTGCGCGCGTCAAACTCAAGCACGCTGATCACCTTCGGTGCAAACATGTCGCGGCCCTCCTGTGGTTTTGGTTGGTCAGGTCGCTCGGTATGTCGTATGGTGCTCAGCACCAAGCGCTTACGCTCTCGCTCGTCCCGCCTCGCTTGAAGCCACTCGGCAGCCAGCGGAGACGGCGGGTTGACGGGGCCAGACGACCAGCCATCGGTCAACTCACGTCGGTACGGATTCTTGCATGGGTGCGACTCGTAGAGCCTGCCCTTCTGGTCTAGGCCAACACGAAGCCCGCACTCGTACTCAGTCGGCACCTGTATGCCGATCTGCGTCGTCTCGAACACCGGGCCCGTCGCCCCGCCTCCGCAGTAGGGGCAGGTCGTGCGCTTCCTATCCACGTACCGCCTGCTGTCGCCACTCAGCCACTCTTTCAACCACATCGTCTCCCCCTAATGCGGGCCGCCATCGTCACGACTGCGGCTCCTTGTTGCGCTCCCTCCATTCGTCAACGTCGGTAGTCCACAGCCCAGACGCGATCAGACCTGCGCGCCGCTCGTTGGCGATCTTGACCGCGTGCGTCTGGTCTTTGGCCAGCATGTCGAAGCACACCGTCTCGTCATCTCCGTACGGTACCCAGTGGCGCATGGTGTCGTCGACGCTTGCCCTGTCGCACTCCATTACCTCGCCGTCCTTCAGCATCCGTACCGTCCAAGGAAGCATCCCATCCGGAATCCCGTGGTCCTTGTCGAGTTCGTACTCTTCGATGCGCGCCCTGCCCCACTGGTCGGTAAATAGTTCGCGGGCTCGCTTTGCTTTGGCCTTCGTGCTGTAGACCCCACAGATGCCGTAGTCGCTGTAGTCCCCAGCAGTCACGACGTAGATCGTCTTGCCTTCCATCACCACCACCCCCCAATCCCTCGCAGTGCCAAGAAGTCCCGCACCAGCCCCACGACGCCAGCCAGCGCCACCGTCAGCGAGACCGCCACGATGATGTAGCCGGCAATGCCCAGGTCCACGACGCAGGCGATCATGGGAGTACCACGCGCTTGCCGTCATACGCACCACCGCCATCAACGCCAAGCACGCACGATGGGCACCTGCAACCACCGTCGATAGCGCTACGAAACGACCACCACGCGTCGTCCTTGTTGACGGGCACGCGGTACGTCCACAGGTGGCCACAACCGTGCTGGAGTAGCACGCACTCGCTGGTCAGATCGTGGCACGGCTCGTCAACGAGTGGTTCTGTGCCGCTGGTGTCTACGCCCACCGTTGAACCGGTGGCTGGGTCGCGCCTGGTCATGTTCGCCCGTGCTGCGTTGGCGTTGCACTCGCCGTCCAGCAGGCCAGCAGGGACTTGCACGCCATCCGCGTTGATCGCACGCACCAGGTTGTCAACGGTCATGGTCACGGCGTTGGTTGACCCTTGGTTGTTTGGCTCAACCGCACACGCGGCAACCTTCCCCTCGTACACTGCCCCATCACCAGTATGGAACAGGACGGTCGCCGACTTGCCGATGCACTCTTGCCACCAGTCTTCTACTTGCTTGGTGAACATTGTCTCTTTGCGCTTGTGGAGTGCCTGCCGGACCGCCTCGGCGACTTGCTTGGGATCGCTCCACTCGGCGTATCCACGAGTCATCACCCAGATGTCATCCAGCGCACCCCATAGTTCGACTCTCGGTATCGTCATGGCTTCACCTCCCCCTTGAGCACGGCCACCTGGCGCTCTGCCACGGCTACCGCGATGTCCGTTACGGTCTGCGGCGACGCCCACGCGCCGATCCGCTCTGCGATGACGGCGCGAGCTGCGTCCGCCAGTCGCTTCGCCAGGTCCTCGCGTGCTTGGTCGGTGGCCACAAACGGCTCGCCGCGGGCAGCGCAACCACCACAACCAGCCCCGCCGTCTGGCTCCAGCGACGGGCGGCACGCTGACCCGTCAACAGGCGCTGTCGTATAGCACCCGGGGCGTTCCGCTCGCTTGGTCATCCCATCACCTCCGGCAGCACGATGATCTCACCCTCCCCGCGGCGCGTCCAGTAGACCAGCACGCGCTCACGGGGGAACGTCCTTACCTCTACCACACCCGTGCCGTACATGGTGGCGAATCGCTCTGCCACCGACAGACTCAGTGACCACGCCAGGCAGCGGTCGGCGTCTTCGCCCTCACGGCAGCCACGATAGGCCGTGACGCGCTTCGGTATCCGGGCGTGGGTGCGACGGTCTGCACCCTTCATCAGACGCTCACGCTTGGGCCTGGACGCCCGAAACAGGGTCGCCCATCTCTCTGCGTAGACGCTCGACCCGCCCGCTATCCACGCAGCAGCCAGGATGTTCCAGTAGCGGCTGTCGTCACTCACGAGGGGCAGGAAGCGCTCGCACGTCTCCAACACCGCGAGGTCGTACCCGTCAGCGTGGCGACCGTCTGCCCCGCGTGGGTAGTGGTCTGCCACTCGGATCACCTGCTCGGCGATCTTGCGGTCACGGTCGAGTGCGATGGCACAGGCGCCGCTTGTCCACTTGCCTGTGGTCATTCGTCACCTCGCAGGATGGCCAGAGCATGGTGCCAAGCGGTGATCCCCTCCCGCGACTCGCACTCCGTATTCTCCCACCATGCGTCGATATTTTCCTGTGATTCCCCTGCGTCAATTGACTCGTCTCTAACGAAGCCAAGTGCCACGTCAGACAGTCTTTCCGCAGCATCGTACGCCGCCCGCGCGAACCGCTCCAGGCGGTCCAGGTCGGCGCGGGCGTTGGCAATGAACGCGGCATTGCCTTCGTTCTCGTCTTGGAACGCTCCAATGCCAACGTTAGCGATCATCTTGAAGCCGCTGCCAACGATGATATCGCGTGGGTGTGGACCACCGGCGATCCCCCACTCACCAGGCGTCGCAGCGTCGCACCGCGCCCGCACCTCGTCCAGGTACTTCCTTGCTTCGTCGCTCATCTCGGCCTCCGCATCTCAGCGAGGGCGCGCGTCAGGTCCATGGACGCCCGACGCAGGGCCCCGGTAATCTTGGGCGAGACGTCGACGATGAAGAGCGCGCCTCCTCTGGATGCTGCCGCAACCTCGTTGACCTGCGCCGTGGCCTCGTACTCCTCGACGCGCTCCAGGAAGCGCAATGCCTCGGACTTGGCGCGCATGACCGCTTCGTACTTCATCGTCCTACTCCTTTTCGACTTTCGACGGCCCACAGTCGCACGAATCGCACGTTTCGTCGCACCCGCACACAGAGCGGCCCGAGTCTGGTTTCTCCACCGGTGGGAGACAGCCGCGGACGTCCCAAACTGACCCACAGGCTCTCATCTCACACCCCCCATCGATTGCAGGGCACAACGTGGCCACGTCATCAGCAACTCGCTGACCTTGCCACGCTTCGTCCCGTCTCGGTTGATCGCCCTCGCCGCCTTCACCTCGCCCAACTCCCAGCCCTCACGGCCCCACACGTAGCGCGTGAAGTGCACGTCGCTGTTAGACGCCACGACCTGCACGCCACGCCGCGCCAGGCCACGGCAGACGCCCTCCAGCCGTCGCTGCTCACGCAGGCCAAACCCACCGGCAGAGAACGTCGTGAAGTTCTCCGTCTCGCTCTTGGGCGCGTAGGGCGGGTCCACGTAGACGAAACTCCCCGCCTTCGGTGGGTACAGCGCCAGGAACTCCTCGAAGCCCATGCACGACAGCACGGCTGGTTGAAGCGCCTTGCCAGCGGCGATCAACTTCTCCCGCTGCACGATGTCGCGCTTGCCCTCGCTCCCGTGGTCACGCGGGACGTTGTACTCCCCCGCCTTGTTCTCGCGCCACAGCCCGTTGAACCCCGTACGGTTCAGGTACAGGAAGCGCACCGCCGCGTGCCTCGGGTTGGCCTTAAGTACGTCCAGCGGCTCCCGCTTGAACGCCTCGAACTGCTCAGCCGTGTCCTCGTACGTGGCCAGGTGGTCAGCCACGTCGGCTGCGTCTTGCTTCAACGCCAGCAGGCAGTTGTACACGTGCCAGTTGACGTCGTTCAGGAACGCCACGTCGAAGGGCTGGCGCTCCATGCTCGCCAGGTGGAAGTACACCGCTGCCCCACCGCAGAAGGGCTCGTGGTACGTACGCCCTGGCTCGTACGCTGGCGCATGGTCAGCAATTTCCGGCGCGAGCTTTGACTTGCCGCCTACCCATTTGAACGGCGGTCTGGTCATCGCACTCCCCCCTCGTCTCTGATTGCGTCCAGTGCCTGCTTGTCCAGGTGCACCAAGCGCGTTCCGTCCCCGCGCAGGTACTCCACCACCGCCGACTCCCGCTCTTGCTTGTAGCAGCGCTCCAGCCGGCACAGCACCCTCACCAGGTGGGACAGCCACATGGGGCGGTCGTGGTGGTGCTTCACGTCGACTGGCTCCAGCACCAGCGTGTCGCCTGGCTGTGGCAACTCCCACGAGAACTCCCACGGGATGACGACCTGCACCTCGTGGGCCCGCACGTTGTCGTCGGCGCCCACCTGGCACCAGATGCCCACAGTGTGGTATCCCAGCCCGACAGAGTAGCGGTCGAACTTCACGAGGTCATCGGCGTTGAGCAGTCCTACGCCGTCGCCTGGTCGGATCTCCCTGACGAGTAGGGTGGTCATGCTGTGCCCACCCCGGCCGCCGTGTTCCCAAAATGGGAGCGGGTGATCCCATAATGGGAACAATTGATCCCATATTGGGAACACGCTAGCCGTAAGCCGTTGGTTTTACTTGCATTGAGTGCGTCAACACGACTGGCGCGCCGTATTCCGCGATTTCGGCATGAAGTTACTGGAACCATTGCTGCCGGCGTCGTCCTCGCCATCTGCTTGCCTTATCCGTCCCTATGGTCGTTGGTACACCACGGAGATCGCCGTTGCAAGCGATTTCTAGTTGCGATACTTGGTCGATTTGTCAAGAGAAGCCTCCATCCGTCGCAGGGATTCGGCAATTTGGTTGGACTCCTCATAGGATCGTAAACGCTTTGTGCGGTCGTCGTCGTGCCTGAGTTTAGCCAGGATGACGGCGGATAGCCCGATGGCGAGGGCCTTCCTGACCTGCTTGTCGATGTGCGGGGAGTCGCCTGGGCAACGAAGGCGTTTGATAGCCATGTACTCGCTGACGTGCTTGTAGCGCGCGGCCTCAAGCAGTTTCCCGTGGTAGATGCGGTATAGGGAGCTGACGGTGGAGTGCCTTACCCCGAACACGTGCCCAATGGAGAGCCACGACGGGATGCCAGACGCCACGACCGCGAGGGCGTACTTGGCCGTCTTGATGCTGGTCCTACGATAGATGGACGCGACGGTGTGAGACGCCCCGAGGATAGCGCGCTGGAAGGGCATGGCGCCGGCTGCTACGTCTGCAGCGTGGAGAAACTGCTTGAGTTTGACGAGCGTGCGCTTGCGGTGTGTCCTCATGGTGAGTCGTGCTACTTCCCTGGCGCGAGCTGCGTCAACCACATGCTGACCACGAAGGGCCTTCTCCAGGTAGTCAGCCTGCATGGACGAAAGCATGCCACCGAGTAGCGGGAGGATGACCGCCATGTGCTCGTCTCGCTCTGTGATGTGATCTCGCAGTGCGCGCTCTGTGCGCGACTCGAACCACACGCCAGACTCGTTGCCCTTGCCGTCATTGCAGTCAGCCAGGATCTCGGCGGGGTAGTAGACCTCGCCAGGCGGCAGGGCCTCAGTGATAACGATGTCCAGCCCGTGTGGGCACTGTCCAGGCATGTAGAGACATGGCATTCCAGATTCTAGAGTCGGGAATGTGCCTGCTGACGTGCCTGGCGGTGCGAACTCGCAGTAGGAGCACCCGCGGCGTCTGACCTCAGCGTAGTAGGGGTTGGGCGTCATTTTGGCCTGCGTCGGTTGGACTCTGCTTCGTAGAGTGCGCGAGCAGGCGCCTCGTCGGCGTAGGTAGCCAGCCGCTTCCAGCGCGCGTTGTCGTCGCGGTCGAACGCGAGCACGCTGACAACCCACAGGTGGACGCGGCGCTGGAGCCTGACGCCGTTTGACTCTTCAATCTTCATGCGCCGTACCTCCGTCTCGGCCACTCAGCGCCTCGATCCGTTAGCACGTAGTCGCCACGGCACCCGCAGGTGCACCCGTCGACCAGCCCGCGCCGTATCAACGACGCCATCTTGGCCATGACTACCTTGGCTGGCGTGCCCGCTGGGAATGCAGGTACTACCGTCGGCATCAAGTCTGTGTCTCGCCACGTCGCCCACTTCCCATCGAACGACCGTAGCAGCCGCAAGATAGGCTCCTCTGCGATGTGCTTGCACTGCACGCCCTTCGGACCGCTCACGGCTTCACCTCCTCTTCGATGTCGACCTCCCGCGCGACGCCGTCCTCGCCGACGACCCACGAGCGGATGACGTCCGCCTCGGCTCGCTTCTTGGCGTCCTTGCGGCGGCGGGTGGCGAGCCCCCATGCGACGCGCAGCAGGTTTAGGATCGTCCCGGCGACGCTCACTTGCTCCCCCTCTCGCCGACGCGCTCCTCCCAGTAGTAAAGCGCCGCGGTCCCGTCGTCATCTGGCGCCATCTCCTCTAGCAGTTTGACGGCAACCTTGTACAGCGGCAACCAGTGCCTGTGGACGATTGCCACCAGCACGTCGCGGTCACGCGACCAAACCTCATACTGCTCGCCTGCGACACGGGACCTGCGCGGCATGAAGTTGTCGGCGCTCAGGCTCCAGTGGGTGTCTCCGTACGCCTCATTGTCGACCCGCCCTGGCGGCGTCAGCCAGATGTTGACGGGGATGTTCATTTCGTCCGCTTCGTCTGGCTCAATCTCTCCGGTACTGACATAGTGCAGGCCTTCATCGCTCATCGTGTCCCCCTCTCGCCCTTGGGCGTGTGCCGCAGTCCTTCGAGCAACTGCGGATCATCTGCGATCCGTTGCAGATTATTGCGGTAAAACGAATCCCACGAAAACGGGCCATCTGGAGTCAACGCTTCTGCGCCCCATGCGCATCCTCGTCGTGAGCACGCGACGACCCCATCTAGCCACATGAGCCCTGATTCGCACACCGGGCACAGGCCCACCAGCACCCGTAGCCTAGACATCTCCTGGTCCGCCCCCCGCTTGACAGTGCCGGTCATCCCGCCCTCCGTCGCGCCGCCTCGCGCTCTGCCGCTGTCTGGGCGCGCAGCCGAGTCTCTGCCGAAGCGCCGGTGACACCATGCCCGTCATCCACGCGCCAGTACCACACGAGATATCCCGCGTGAAGCACAGTGAGCGTATACGGGCCATCCGTGGCCTGCCACGTCTCTGGGTGCTTTCTGGTGCGCGTCCATGCGCTCATCGCTTGGCCTCGTAGGCGCGGATGGCAGCGCGCGCTGCCATCCCGCGGGAGTCCAACTCCAGTCGCAGTGCGTCCCGCTCATCGCACGCAGCCTCGTAGGCCTCCCGCTCGCGCTCCAGGGCGTCGGCCGTAGCGTCGCGCTGGGCTGTCAGGCGGGCGACTTCAGCAACATACCATTTCCTTGTCACCTCGGACTCTTCAAGCCTAGCCAAAGCGGCGGACAGTATCCCCTCTGCTCTCGGGCACACGGCCACTACCGTGCCGTACTCGTCCTCTACTCGCCCGCAATGCCAGTAGTGCCATATCTCCTCAGACTCATCAGGTTTTGCCCCGCACACGGGGCATGCCTTGGCAGTCATCGCTTGGCCTCGTAGGCGGGGATGGCTCGGCGTACGCGCACCTCCTTCGCCATTAGTGCTTCGCTCATCGTCCGTGATGCGGTCACGCGGGGCACAATGGCTGCCGCCTCGACGACGGGCCGCATGGCCTCGACCTCCGCCCGCGCCGCGTCACGCTCGGCAGCCAGGCGGGCGACCTCGGCCGAAACTGTGTCGCTGGCCGGCTGGTGCAAATGACACCACTTTTGTGGTGTAACCCTGCTCACCACGCCTGATGGCCATGGGACGTGACACTCCAGCATAGCCGGGTCGGCATCGTTCACACGGCTCCATCGGCAATTCATGCAATTGTTGCCCATGCTAACCCCCCTCCGAAAGTCCGCTTGCCCTCGTAGCGGCCCTGGAACTCAGAGCCGCACCAGATGTCGCAGGCGTAGCCCTCTGCGCTCCCGCGCTCCCACTCCACCCGCAGCCCGGCGCAGGTGACGTCCAGCAGCTCGTCCCCGTCGCAGACCACGCGCACGCGGCGGGCGTTGTTGGTGTAGCGGGTCACGTCGAGGTTGGCGCACTTGTAGCGCCCGCTCCAGAAGGCGTCGCTCTCCCGCTGGCAGGAGGGGCTGCACGACGACAGCAGAAGCGCGAGCGCGAGCCATCTCATAGCAAACCTTCCTTCGCTAGCGTCGTCGCAACAATCGACTCCCTACACCACAACCGACCGAACGCAGGCCATCCGCGCGCCCGCTTGCCGTCTCGGCCACGGTAAACCATCGCGAACGGGAAAAAACCAGCGCGCGCCGCGTCCAGCAGACGTTCCCGCGCGGCGTCGAACGTATCGCCCTTGTACCCACACAGGACATAGCACCGAGCCACGCGGCTCATTGGCCCCGTCTTGCGCTTGATACTCCACCCGTGGCCTGCCAGCAAACGCCCGGCAGCGAACAGCGGCCCTCGGTCGCTGGGCGTGTCGTAGGCAAAGAACGCCGTCTCTGTGCGCGCGTTCGTCAGCAACTCGACGTGCCACGGCTCAAGCAGCCGCGCCTCCAACCCGCCCGTGAACCGCGGGCGCTTCATCTGCCTCGCGAGCATGCCAAACACAGCCTCGACGTGTGGCCGGCTGCACGCCAGCAGGTTGTCATCCAGCACGTCCCAGCCGTCAGCAATCGGCAACTCTCGCAGGCCGCCCTCTCTTCGCCACACAGAGCAGAACCAGCAGCGGTTGTTACAGCCGCGGCTTGTGATCGTGTAGCCGTGTGCCACATACCGCCCTGGCACGAACTCTGCGCCGGCTTCGCCTGTCGCAGGGCCACCTAGTGCCGTCGGCCCGTGCGGCGCCCACGCGCGTGTCAGCCTTTCCGCTTCGGGGAGATCCCAAGAGAAAGCGCACGATACATCGATGCGGTCAAAGTCTCCGTCGAACAGGCCAGGATCCCCGACGCGCACCAAGTCGTCTGTCGGAGTCGCCCGCGTGCGGCGTGGGAATACCCGCAGATGCCTCATCACGCCTCCCGCTGGCAGGCGGGGCTGCACGAGGTCAGCAGAAGCGCAAGTGCGAGCCATCTCATAGCAGCCCCACAGTCGTCTGCGTGCGCTGGTTGATGATGCCGACGTACTCCGGATTCAACTCCACCAATATCGCCTTGCGCCCCAACTCGATAGCCACCTTGCCCGTCGTCCCGCTGCCGCCGAAGGGGTCAAGGACCGTGCCCGATGACGTGCCCGCGTTGCAGTCGCATGTGGGGAGGATGCCAACTACCTTCGACGTCGGCGGTTTCGTCATTGTTCCGCTTGCCCTTGTGCGGCCTTTATCGTGGGTACGGCAGCTGCGGTCTATCTCCATTTTCGTCCTTTCCAAGAGCGGAACATAAGGCGATCCGCACGCTGCGCAGACCTTCGACGGGCACCCCGCCATGATGCACAGGCGGGCGAGAGTGGGGGGCATGGTCGCGAAGTGCGCGCCGGCGAACGGCTCGGACGGCAGTGTCCAGACGGAGCGGCGGTTGCGGGTGCCGTTTGGCTCTGCCTGCATGGACTGTCCGCCTGGAATGGATGCGCGATGTCTACTTTCCGTCCCTGTTCTAAGTGCCTTGCGGTCGTCACTTACGACTAAGTCAGCGCTGCGTAGCCCCTTGTGTGGCGACGTGCCCGGTGGCGTTTCCTTGCACCCGTTGTCTAGCACCGTGCGCGGATGGTTTCCAACCGTGGCTGCCTCGCTCACAGCCGCAGCGTCGTACCAATACCGCGCGCTCTTGGTCAGCAGGAACACGTATTCGTGCGCCTTCGTGCAGCGGTCGGTCACGCTCTCCGGCATGGGGTTCGGCTTGTGCCAGATGATGTCCTGCCGCAGATACCAGCCGTCCGCTTGCAGGGCGAAGGCCACGCGCCACGGGATGCCGACTAGGTCTTTGGGCTTGAGTCCGGCGCCGCCTTTTGACGGCAGACCGGCCTGTCTCACCGCTGGGCCGCCGTCGTTTCTGTTTAGTCCTCTAGCGTTCGCGCTCCCAACGTACGAATCGCCCCAGTTCCCGAAGCACACGCCGTCGTCTCGCAGCACGCGGCGCACCTCGCGGAACACCGCGACCATCTGCGCGACGTACTCTTCCGGCGACTGCTCAAGCCCGATCTGCCCGTCGCAGCCATAGTCACGCAGCCCCCAGTAAGGCGGGCTCGTCACGCAGCAGTTGACGGAGCCGTCCGGCAGCGTCTTTAGCACCTCGCGGCAGTCGCCGGTCAGGATGGTCAGCATGCTGCCTCCCGCTGGCACGACGACAGCGCCAGGGCGAGGAGGAGGGCGGACCTAGTCATCCCCGCCCCCCGAGTCCGGCACGTCGTAGACGGTGCCCGTGCGCCACGCATCGGCGCACTTGCAGGGGCGCAGCGGCGTGATCCGCCCCCTCTCCGCGTACAGTCGCTCCATGCACGCCTCGACCGTGGCGTCGTCCGCCTCGTCGACCGACTCGAACGCGACGCCGTGGATGTATGGGCGCGGGGCCTTCAGCAGGATGTGCAGGGCTGCGTCAATGTCGTGTTCATCGTGCGCTGACGTCAGCGTACCGCTGATATTCAGGCGGTCCAGTACAGGTGACGCCTGCGCAGCGAACGCCCGCAGCCGCTCGACCTCCGCCCGCGCCGCGTCATGCTCGGCAGTCAGGCGAGCGACCTCGGCCAGCAGATAGGCGATGTCAGCGGGCGCGTGTGCGATCAACTCGGCGTCTGCTTCGTGGCCATGTCGCCATGACCCGACTTCCGCGTTCTGTTTGTTGGTCCACCATCCCCAACTATGCGCCGGACTGTCCACTGCCGCCCATCGCATCGTCCATGGCCAGTGCTTCACAGCCGCTAGCCGCATCCTGATCCTGTCAAGCCCGCCCATCTACTCCCCCTCCCCCGCGCACTCGCGGCAGACGTACCACGACCCATCAAGCACCGCCTCGCCGCCCATCGGCTGCCCGCACTTGGCACAGGCATCGCCCATCGCGTCCCAGCACTCGCGGCAGTATCGCCAAGCCACGGGGTCGTCGCCAAGGGGCCCGCCGCATCGTTCACAGGTGTCCATCGTCCCCTCCTAGAAGCAGTCGCGGCAAAGCCGCGCGCCGCGCTTGGTGGTGTGCAGCAGCCGCAGGCCCTGGCGGTTGCAGCGCGTGTAGGGCCACCCCTCGCGAACGATCAGGTGCGTCACCCCGCACTGGTCCACGGCGCAGGGCGACCAGACGATGGCCAGATACTCCGCTGCCGCCCGCGCGCCGGCATAGGTGGCAAAGCGCTCCACCAGCCTGCCGTGCGACACGACGTAGGGCTCGTCGCCCTCGTGCTTGTCGTCGCGGTGCAGCCACACCGTCATGTCGCCCACCTCGATGCGCTCGCCGACGTCCACGCCCATCTCACTCCCTCCCGCACACGACGCAGGCGGTAGCCTCGCGCCCGTGGCCGTTCTCTACCGTGATCCGCCCGTCCTCGTCGCCGTGGTACACCCACCAGCGGCCGCACACGCAGGGCCCCTCGACGTAGGTAGTGGGTCAGTTTGAAATCCGATAGCCTTGACGAGTGCTTGACCGCTCTAGCAGCCCCCGCTACGATCAAGCCAGAACAGCCAACGAGGGCACCATTCACATCGAGGATTGGCCAAAGCGTTCGGTGGTGCCAATCCAGGTGGCCAATATCACGAGCAAAAGCGCCAAGCGGTAGGCAGCGACGACAAGATCCCGATTTTGGTCTCTGCCAAGAACCTAACTCCTTATATTTCCTCCGAGTTATCTGCGGCGCTGAGCGATCCGATACTTCAAACTGACCCACTACCTCGACGTAGTCCGTAGGCAGGATGCGGTCGCCGGCCACCAGCAGCTCGGCGCCGCAGTCGGCGGCGGGACAGCGGCCGAGGTGGTTCGGGCCACTCATCGTCTCCACCTACCACGGGTATTCAGTTCTGAACGCGTCTCCGCAGGCTCGCACGCACTCCGCGTTACGGTCGACGCACCCGGAAATGCAGCGGACAACGTCTCCGTCTCGGCTACACGCCCGCAACGATGTGAATATGATCGCCGCAAAAGCGATAGCGAGTACCGTGTACATGATTGCCCAGAGATCATCTTTCATCACGCCACCCCTCGCTCGCGGGCGACGCGCCACAGGGCCGTCCACTCGGCCGGTCCGAGGCGGCCGCGGATGTGCG